TGTTCGGATCAAAGGAAGAGTAGCAATGGAACCAGTTGTCATCATCAATGGAATCATGTCGATAGTAATGGTGCTATTCGGCTGGTTGCTTAGAGTAGGATATGACTCTATCAAGCGTCTACAGAATGACATGTCTGAGATGGAGCGTAGAGCCTCTGAGACGTACGTTCGCAGAGATGACTACAGAGATGACATTGCAGAGATGAAGTCCATGCTAAGACAACTGTTTGAGCTAGTAAACAGCAAGCAGGATAGGTAGCTAAATCATGTGGGCAGGTATTGTATCAGCAGTAGCAGGTATTGCTAAGTCTTGGATAGACAGCAAGAAAGCTAAGTACGAAGCTGAAAAGACCTTTCAGATGAAGATGGCGGAGATGGAAGCCACTTGGGATTTGATTGCTCTTAGACAAGCACAGTACAGTCTCAAAGATGAGATTATAACTATCATTATCTTCTTCCCACTGGTAGCTTGGTGGTTTCCCTCTCTAAGGCCACAAGCGCTTGCGTGGGCTGAGTTTGTCACTACTATGCCATACTGGTATCAGATGGTCATGTTCGGCATTGTAGCGGCCTCTTTTGGCCTCAGATGGTGGTTCGGTAAACAAGGGCTAAAGATCAAGGATAAAGGTTAATGGCTATTCCTAAGAACGCGCAAAAGAGTTTGCGAGAAAAGGCTAAGAAGTCCAGAAGGTACGGCTACTCTACTTTGAAAAAAGTTTATGAACGTGGCCAAGGCGCCTTCCTTCAATCTGGATCAAGACCCGGAGTCAGTATGGCTGCTTGGGCAATGGGTCGAGTCAACAGTTTCCTTCGAGGAAGCACCAAACACGACACTGACCTTCGGAAGAAGAGCTAAGGTTATGGCTAGAAGACGTGTGCCAAAAGATAAGAAGACTGGGCTTCCCAAAAAGTACCTTAGCGGTGTGACTGGTCAGAGAAGGGCGCAACTGGCTCAGATTACAAAGCGCATCTCTAGGCTCTACAAAGAGGGCAAGAAGATTCCCCAAAGTCTCATTGATCGCAGGATTAAGCTAGGAAGAAGACAATAAAAACCCGGCACTAAGACCGGGTAAATCCTTGGGATCGTTATTCTTAACCCGCTTCGGCGGGTTTTCTTTTGCCTAGAAGTAAGGCTCAATCTTCATGTAACGTCCGTAGTTTCTGTCCTTCAACTTTTGCTTGACTTCCTCAAAGCTACTACCTGCCAGCAACTTAGCATTATCCACAGCTCTAGTCTTTACCTGCTCTGCGTACTTAGAGTCTAGCAACTCTACAGCAGCCTCTACCTTGTCATCGTTGTCAATAGCGTGAAGCATCCCTTTGAACTGTAGTAGTGTAGGCACACCAAGGTTAAAGGCCATGTCAATCAGCACAGTCTGTTCATCTTGGTCGCACATAGGGAACATAGCAAGTTTGCTCTCTAGCTCTTCTGTGTGTTTCCTAATGTCTCTTATTAACAAGTCCTCAAAGAACATCTCAGCGTTGACAGAACTTTTAAAGTCAACACTGCCGAACAGCATAATCACCTCTCTCACACTGAGAGGATTGTCTTCTAGGTTTCTACCGTACCCTACAGTCCACTTACCTACAGTATCTTTGTAAGGTGAGGTTTTATAGCCCTCGTGCTTTTTAACACGCTCAATCATCTTATCCGTTATAGCCATATTCCTGCTCCATCAAAAGCTCAACATAGTGTTTTGCTTTCTTCAAATCCTCTAGCCCGTTCTTGTACTTCCACCGAGTGATGTACTTAACTACGTTGCCTGAAAAGAAATCCATGCTGTTAGCGTGGATGTACTCAATAGGCTGGATACTGCCTTGCCTATAGTGATCCCCACCGATCTGATTCATCAGAGGTGTTTTGTCATACAAACCATCTTCTTGCGCTTCTTCTGCTAACAAGTCTAAGATGGCTTCTCTTTCCTGTGGAGTAGTCAAGTCTACAAAGTCAGTATTGTAGTCTAGATTGACTTGATCATACCCATCCCTCATAGGCTCTTTCTTTCTACGAGGCAGTGCATCCCACTCTGCTGGTGTGGCGTCGTCAATGCAAACACGGTCACCTAGCAACTGATTCTCATAACTAGCTTGCATAGCATCTGTCGTACTTGCGTTCTGGTACATGAACTGATCGTCTGCTTGTAACTTGCTCATTCCGTTTTTCCTTTCGCTTTGGCGATTACTTTTAAAATATCTATGCCATGTATATAATCTATAACCTCACCACTTCCTTGTTGAATATCTCTCGCAATATCTTCCAGAGCCTTAAGCATTTCAGGCGCAGCGGCGATAAGTTGCGCTTGGTGTCCATTCATAAGGCCATTGATTACCGCATAACCATCTGGCCAATGAACAACCCATTCTTCTGTAAGATCGTCATATTCAACTTCCCACGGCTCCGGTTCTTGATTACTCATATCTCAAAGCCTCCCAGCTCACTGGCGCTACATCTTTACACACTTGGTCTACCTGTACTGCCAAGTCCCTAATCTCTTTCTGTGCATCATCCTGCACTCTCTCATTGCAAAGTCTAGCATAGGCGTACAGACTTGCAGTCTCAACCCAGCTAGTCTCTACACCTTGTGGCAAGATCATCCTAGCTTGCTCTGGTGCTACACCTTGAGAGATTAGGTTGTTGTACACCTTAATACTGTGTTCTGCCATTTCCTGCCAGCTCTGCTGGATTGTATCAGACTGCTCGTGAGTACCACCACTGCCCTGCTTGATACTGCCCTCTGGTGCAGACCGCCAGCTATCAGGGTAGAACACAGATGGCTCAGTCCTGATGTACCTGCGACTCTCCTCGTTCCTAGCAAACCCTACAGTGTGCCGATACCACTGCCTAGCTACAAAGATCGGGGCCGTGATACGGAACTGTAGCATGACATGGAAAAAGGGGCTGGTGTGGCCGTGAGACGCTAGATACTTAATAAGCCTAGCGTCCTTGTCATCAAACACATCTTTCTTCTTAGCGAAACTCACTCTTGCGCTATTGCACACAGTAAGATCGCTTCCCATGCTATCAATCAAATCCGCTTTCATCTTTAGTATCCCCAGACTCTAATCTCACCAGAAAACTTCCCAAAGGCGAAGGAAAGCTCAAACAAGCAGTCGCCTCCGATCTGCGCTGCAATGCAGAAGCTAGAACGAACAGACTTGTCTACCTCTATTCTAAATACGTCTCTCTGAAAAGCAGCATCTTCTCCAATGACAAACCACCAAGATTTGTTGTCTTCACCCCATTTTCTTGATCCGTAGATTAGTAAACTCATAGTCCTAATAATCCTGTTAGTCCGTGATTAGCAATAGCGTTAGTGATNATNGCGAGGCAAGTGAGGATGTGGAGGATGACCCACGCTGTGCGGATCAGAGCCACCACATCTGCCTTGCGGCTATCGGAGTAGGCTTTAGTGCCTATGGACTTTGCCCAAATCTCCCAAGCCTTCTTCATTTTTTCTGTAACCGTTTTCTCAGCATCTCAGTCTCTTCTATCATTTTAGCCCTTTGAGGTGACTTGCTCCACCTCTTCTGGTCTACATAGATAGCACCTGACGGGCTGATTCTAAGATAATCAGGTAACTTCACACCCATCAGCTCCGCAAGCAATCTCTCCAGTCAAGTCTGTATTATCCTCTGCCTCTTTAACTTGTGTCAAGTCGATAGAGGTAAGGGCAGACTCCATGACCTTGTACTGCTCTTCGTCAATGTCCTCAAAAGGCGCCTGTTTGTAGGTGCCACCCATGTAAGGCAGGACAGAGATGCCGTTAAAGTGATTACGATTCTTCCACATCCAATCACCTACCAAGTCCCACTCATCTTCCTTGACTGACACAGTAACAGAGACGTTGTGGCTGTTCTGACCATCCCTGTGACCAGTACGCACCCACTCACGGTTAAACCGAGACACACGATCTAGCAGCTCTAGTGGAGACTCGTGCCGCAGGATAGCACCTTCTGGTGCCTTCTGTGGAATCTCAATGACAGCCTGATCGTCTGGACGGAAGTATTCATCTTCTACCAACTCAGGGTGATTCTCTGCTAGGTAGCCATAGATAGCCTCGTTCTTACCAACACGCATACGACGAATATAGTAGTCATTGTGCCAAGCGTGGATGCCGGAGCTAGTGCCTAGCACAAGCGAGCTGGTGCCTGATGGCTTGATCGTAGTAGTACGCGCTGCCTCGTTGATGCCTAGCTTCTTAGCTACCCGTGTGTTCTCCTCTAATACAGCCTGAGTGGCTTCCTCTAGGTCTAGGTCTAGCACTGCACCTGAACCAATACCTGTCATACCTACACCGATTAGAGCATCTTTCTCTGTCGTCTCCTGCCAAATATCACGCAGATAGTGAAAGTCGGTGTAGCCAGCCTGTAGTGTACCGATAAACGATGCAGCCTTAGCCCGCTCGTTCAAATCTTTCTGGTTCTCTACATTGCTCACATTCAGTTCGCACAGATTGCAGAACTGGTAAGGGCGCAAGCCAATCTCAGCACAAGGGTTAGTGCCCCAGTCTTTGTCGTTAGAGAACAGTACACCCGGCTCACCTGAGCCAGAAGCAACTACTTTCTCCCAGAGATTGTCAAAGTCTCTACGGCTAACCTTGTGTCGCAGGATAACAGCAGAGTTGTTGGCTCGACCTCTGTGAGGGCTATGCTCCCACCAGCTACCGTGCTTGGCAGTCAGCATCTCTTCATCATCCATACTGAACAAGCTAATCAAAGCAGCACGGCGGATACCACCAGCAAGCACAGCATCAGCGATGTAGCACATAATGTCGTGTACTTGGATAGGACGAAGCTGCACACCTCGACCACCTTCCTCAATGGCTGTGTCAAACACCTTCTCAATGTTGTGCAGACAATCTTTTAGTGGTTGTGGGCCGGGAGCCTTGCCACCGCTAGTGACCAGTGCTGCACCTTTAGGGCGAATGTCAGAAAAATCAAACACTGGACGCGGCTTGCCATAAAAGTACGCCTCACAAAGGAATTTGACTGCATCTGCCCAACCTTCAATACTGTCTCCTACAAGGAACCGCTTTTTCTTTTTCAACGGCCCAGAAATGCTCGGTAGTTCCCGTACATGGTGCCTCTGCACTGAGTATCCTACGCCTGTGCCACCTAGCAGCAGGAACATAGCCTCAGCAAAAGACTCAGGCGCATCCACTGGCATGTAAGCACAGTTGAAGATGCGGTTAGGCGAGTTCTGAATCGGCTTGCCACCAAACTGCAAAGACCGCATAGAAGGCAGCACCTTCTTGGTCATCACAAACTTTTTGTATACATCCTGAATCTCTTTCTTGAGTTTAGGATACTTGTTGATGTGCATAGCCATGTTGCGCTCAACAAGCTCTTCCCAAGTCTCCCTGCGACCAATCTCAGGAACGTACTTTGCGTATTTTGTAAACGTGGTTATGTCACTCAAAATCTCTGCGGACTTAGTTGTAATCGCTTGTTCTGTCATAATTTATTGAATCCTTTATCTGTTGAAAACCAAACTTCTTTGACCCCCGCTTCTTCCAAGGCCAACTTGCAGACTGGGCAAGGCTTAGAGTTACGAAGTTGCCCGTTCTTGTTAATACGGCAAACTACGACCGTCTCTACATCTTCCCTTGCTTTGACCAGTGCTGCTATCTCAGCGTGAAGATTCACCTTGTTGTGCTTGCCTGTCCGCTTTGCGTACTCTGCTTGAACAGGGTGAGTCTTGCGGCTGTTAGTCCCTGTTGCAACGATGTGGC